TAGAGTCACTTTGCCAGAAAACAGTAAACGATTTGCATTGATGACTAAAAGAATACAAGAGCTTGATGCTCAGGCAGAAAAAACAAGTCGCCGGATGAGCCGCCGCCGCCGCATGTCATCGATGCAGATGACCCAGGCTGCTGGTGCTGCAATTTCGGGTGGTATTTTTGGTGGCCCTGAGGGTTTCTTGGGTGGTGCTATTGGTGCTATCGGCGGCGTTGGTGGTGCGTTTGCTGGTGCTGCTATTGGTGCGCAGGTTGGTGGACTCAGGCGTCAGCTTGGCGAATACGCAGATTACGCAGCCCAGATCGAAAAACTCAAGATCGCGCTTAAAGGAATTGCCGGGCCGCAAGAAGAGTACAATCGCGCTCTGGCTGCCGCGAACAGTGTTACCAAAGATCTAAATGTTCCCCAAGAAGTAGCAATTCAAGGTATTACTCGACTGACTGCTGCCGTAAAAGGCGCTGGTGGCGGTGTCGCTGATGCTGAGCTTGCATTCAAGAATATCAACTCTGCAATTATTGCAACTGGTGGCGGCGCCGAGCAGGTAGAAGGCGCTGTAACTGCGTTGGTGCAGATTTTCAGCAAAGGCAAAGTTTCGGCTGAAGAGATTAACCAAATTGCCGAAAGGCTGCCTGGCACGTTTAACAAGATTGCCGCAGCGTCTGGCAGGACAGGTCCTGAACTCACCAAGGCGCTGCAAGACGGCAAAGTTGGCTTGAATGATTTGATGAAGTTTTTGGTTCAACTTGGCGGCGATTATAATGCGTTGGCTGAAAAAATTGCAAAATCATCCGAATCGGCAGGCGCAAGGCTTCAAGTTGCATACGACAAAATGCGGCAAGAGGTTGGCAAAGCGCTGCAGCCTATTGGAGCTGAATTTCAAGACGCTTTTGCTGAATTTATCAAAGACATAACTCCAGACCTTGTAAGCGCTGCAAAGGCCGTGGGTGATGGTTTGAGATTTATTATTCAGAATAGGGAGGCGATAACTGTTACGGCATCTTTTGCTCTCAAGTTAGCCGCAGTCAATCTTGCGCTGAAAGCGTTTGCTGCTTTTAACGGGCCAGTCTCCGCTATGTTTGCACTTCTCAAGACTGGGTTCAAAGCAACATCTCAGCAAGCAGCACTAGCGCAAACAAAATTGGCGGCGTTTGGCAGGACCGTTAAAGCCTTGGCTATATCTCTTGCAGCGCCAATTGTTATTACCTTTGCCGTTGTCGGAGCCGAAATGGTTATTGCGTATTTCAATAGAATCAAAAAAGCCCGCGCCGACCTTGAGGCAACAGCCAAAAAGCCTCAGGGCGAAGTGTTCTTTAGGTCTATCGGAGGAACCGCTGCAACAAAACAAACTTTGCAAAAAAACATAAACGATATAACAAAAAATCTTGACATACTCAGGGCTCGGGTTAAATCTACAAAAGAAGAGCTTCGGAGTCTTGAGGAAACCACGCCTATTACTTATGGTGGTGGTGGCGGTGGCTTGCCTGTTGAGGGCGTTGCTGATAAATCTCGCGAAGATCTAAAAACTCGACTACGAGCAGACGAAGCAGAGATAAAAAGACTTGTGTTAAATTATAGAACGTTGATCGACAAATACATTGCAGCGCCTGACGCTGGGCTGACGAATTTTATCAGCCCTGCTGTCGACGTGAAAGGCGGAACTGGCGCCAGCAAGAAAGCTGCTGGCGGTGCGGATCGCGTCGCTCAGCAGCTTGCGCAAATCAAGTTGCAAGAGGATGCGATAGAGCGCTCAAAAGCGCTCCTTGAGATCAACACTGAGATCAGGGAATATGCGAGGCAAATTATTTTTGCTCAAGCAGAAAACAATATGCAAAAAGCCTATGCTCTTAGGCAAGATGCAGTTAGTCTTGAGTTCTTGAAAAAAGATCTTGAGATTCAGTTGGATTATCAAAAAGCCGTTGAAGCGGCAGCGCTAGAAGAAAATGCTCAAATACGTGCCGCACAGCTGCAGTTGGCCGAGAAGCAAAGAATTTTTGGCATAGAGGAGAACATTAACAATGCGATAAACGATCGAATTGGTCTTGTTCAAGAAAATACTATAGAGTTGAAAAAACAGGCGGAAGCGCTAGAAGATGCTCGTTTCGGCTTGCGTGAGCAGCTGGGGCTTGTCGATCCAAAAGAAGCGGTCGCTAGGGCTCAAGAAAAGTTCAAGACTCAATACCCTGGCGCCACGGAGGCTGATCTTGATTTAATTCGTCAACAGATTGATCCGGCGCCGTTTGAGGTGATGCGTCAAAACATCACGCAGCTTAAGAAAGAACTTCGTGCGCTGGTGGACCCAGTTAATCAAATCACAGGCGCCGCTACCGCAATCGGTGACGCATTCTCGCAATCGTTTGTTGATGCAATCAGTGGCTCGAAGACTGCGAAAGAAGCATTGGCTGATTTCTTCAAGAGTGTTGGCAGTTATTTCCTGGATATGGCCAAGCAGATTATCGCGAAGATGATTCAGATTGCGATTTTGAACAGTGTCGCGAAGCTGCTGCCGGGGTTGGGGTCTGCCGGTAGCGGCGCTTTTGATCTTGGTGGCATGGGCCAAGCGTTTGCGCCCGGCGGCTCTATGCCTTTCCCGATGCTCGCCTCCGGCGGCCCTGTCAACGCCAACCAGCCTTACATCGTCGGCGAACGTGGTCCTGAGTTGTTCATGCCTAAGCAATCTGGCGCAGTCGTCAACAATAACCAACTGTCATCCGCAATGAACCGTTACCGGCGCTCCGGCACAACTGCAACAAACGAAACGACTGCTGCGATGCAAGGCGGTGAAGGCGGTACTGCTGTGCTCGACAAGCCGATTGACGTACGCTACAGCGTGGAACGCATTAACAATGTAGATTACGTTACAGCAGAGCAGTTCCAGCAAGGTATGCGGCAAGCGGCGCAACAGGGTGCCAGTCAAGGTGAGCGGCGTACTATCCAGAAGCTACAAATGAGCCCCGGCACACGCAGGAGGCTGGGGCTGTAATGGAATCGAATTACGCAATTGGGCACTACCTAACATTGGTCAAGCCAAATCTTTCAGTCTATTATCGCTTTCAGAACTTTTTTGTCAATCAAACAGTTGAATGGGTTAATGGGTCGCATACGTTCCTGCCATTTGGTTTTAGCGGCGTCAGTATTGATCGAGATGGCGGCAATGTTGAAAGTAGTCTTCTGTTTCCCAACAACCAGTTAAGCCGTGAATGGGCAGCGCGGTCCATCGAAGAATTCTGGATTGCTCGCGTTCGTGTTGTCTTAGTAAATCCTGATGACATATCTATCGACAAACAGACTTTATTGCATAATTATGTTGGTCAAATTACCGCCGGATCATGGAAAGACGCAGAGTTAGCGCTTACTTTAAGCAGCGTTTTAGACGCTGTTGGTGGCGATGTGCCAAACCGTAGACTCAGCCGTGTACTATGCGGTCATCTGCCTGTGACAAGTAATGTCACCTTCTAGGTTTATCGGATATGACTACGAACTAGGTGCTGATGGTACAGACCGCAAAATTGACTGCATCCATCTTGTGCTCGCGGTTTTAGACGACTTAGGCATAGGGCACCCGCCGCTAGATCCGACTTGGTACAAAGGTAGCCGCCACAAAATCGCTCGTGATTTGATTGGCTGGGGTATGCGGATCGAAGTTCCGAGCTACGATGGGGATACTATTGTATGGACTGACAGGCTTTTTGCCTTTGGTATCGTATGGAGTCAAGGAATTCTGGCCATAAGCGATCAGACACGCAAGGTGGCCTGGTTCCCATTGCGGGTAGTCAGTCTTACGGACGCAAGATTTTACCGTACGAAAAACAGCTTGCAGAACTGCTCGGGATCTCGTGTCAAGAGTACATCTGGTTCAGTGAAGAGCTAAAGAAGCGGCAAAAGCCTAGGCCAGCGGAGTACGCACATATCCCAGATATTCGCAACGAGCCTGCCGTAACCGCAGCGCTCGTCAGTCTTGCTATTGGCCTTGTCACGACTGCTGCCAGTATCTTGTTGGCACCAAAACCAAAACAAAACACGGCTGAAGTTCAAGAATTAAAGCAAGTAAAACTTGGGGATCTTACGGGTCCAACGCGATTCAACTCAACATATGGCTTTGACTCCGTTGCGCCATTAGCACAATGGGGTGACGTCATTCCCATTGCGTTTGGCAAATACACAAGAGAATCCGGCGGTTTGTTGATTACGCCAGGATTAGTGTGGTCAAGATTGTTTAGCTACGGCAACCATCAAGTTGCAAAATTGATGTACGCCTGTGGGGAGTACGGCCTTGCTGTGCCAAATTTGCGGGGTATTTTTATGGGCAACGCACCACTTGATGGTTCGTTTGCTCATAACTTTACGGTCTATTACAGGCCAGAAAAGACTAACATCAACGGCTACAGCAGGCTAAAAGCGAATGATCTCAAATATGGCACAAGAGCGACACCATATAGTGGCGATCCGGAAACATTTGACGACATATTCAGCTGCCCAACTCTTGAGGCCGAAGAAGATCAAGGCTTTTGTTACACATACACGCCGGGGCAGAATACAAGCTTCGGCTTTTACAGCCCAATTGTCAACGGCACAGATCTTAGGACGAATTGGAAAGTTGTCAGCTACCCAAGGCTAGAAAACCAGAAAGATGATCCATCAGGTCGCATTAGGCGAGAGCGCGAAAAAATTTCAGGATGGGATGGGCGTCAGTATGGAATGCCTGGTCAAGGGCGTGGGTATGGTCGTCAAATTGGAATTATTGAATATAACAACGGCGGCGGTTGGACCAGTGTTTCAGAACGGACTGATGTCTTTCTTGGGGTTGGAGCGGAAGTAAGGCTTTATATTAGCAACACTGTTATCAACGTCAATTTTAACGAACGCGAGACTGGGGTTAATACAAGTGATCTAAACAATACGTCAGAACAAGAACGCATCCAAGCAGATGATCAATTGCAGCTAGGCGAAACATTCCAAATCGGCAGAACCATCTGGGTTGTTACTAGCCGCTCAAACAGTATCTGGAGCCCCGGTCAAGAGCAGTATGTTGTCTTGCGCTGCGTCGAGCAGTTTGGATCGCCGATGGTAACAGTAATGCCAAGGCGATTGGTGGCCAATCAGTCGTTGAATTTTGGTATTGACTTTACCGCTTCAAATCATATCGGCCTTTCTTCAACGCCGATCGGCTATCAAGCAATGGGTATTGCGCGATGTGTAAGACCTTGTGACGTACTGGAAGTTGGCATCAAAAGTCGCGTGTTTTTGCAGGCCAATGGGCTTTGTAATTTCAACGAGGTGCCATCACCAGAGCAGTTAGAAAAATTCGACGAAGAAGGGACAACTATAACCAACGGCAACATGAATCTTTATGTGCGGAGGTCTAGTTGCTTTACCATCAAGGTTCGCCCTATTTCTCGTGATGGTGCTGCGGTTTACGAATGGGCGGCATTGGCTGAGCAGTTTGTTATTCGTGGCAACTCGCCAGTGGACATGTATAATTTTATCCGCTTTTACTTTCCAACGCGTGAACAACAATATGAGTTCCGCTTTGAGCCACTGCCTGGTGCGATGGTGGTCAAGTTGTTCAATTCAAACGATATTTTTTACGAACTTGATGCTAAGACTGGTAGCTATCAAAGTATTACACAAAGCACGATTTACGGCAACTTTACGCTGCGGTTTGCCGGAAGGCCATTGGTCCGTGATGACTTGATTGTCAATAAAGAACTTGGCATTGATCGCGTTCCAGCAAATGTCAGCGTTCAGGGAGATAGTCCAACTAAGGCAAACATTCTGTTTTATTCAACATCGCCTAGAGATACGGATCACGGCAAGGCACATGGCTGGCGCGGTGAGGTGCTCGGCTTCCCGCAGTTGTACCAAGGATTGACCAGAAGCGCTGATATCGTTTGCACGTCAGGCACGCGCAGCATTACGTTACGCATTACATGCACATCCATCGAAGGTCGTGTTTTGGCTAGTGCGCCAGGCTGGACACCGGCTAGGTACACAAATTGGCGATGGGATGCGCCTCGTGTTGAAATTATTAATGCGTCTGAAGGCTGGAATGTTGGCGATAAATTTACGTTTTCAAAGAGCATTACATCTGACGCAAATGGAAACAACAAATGGCTTGTTGCTGCTTACGGTAACGGTGAAAGAACGGTAACGGCAACCTTTGAGGTTCAAGAAATTGGTTCCCTTGTTGTCGGCGGCGGCAGTTACATCTACAAGCGAGCATTCTCACCCAGTAGCCAAGTCGCTGATGTGACTTATTACCCTGGGCTTCTACAGGCAAGCAATGCTGACAACCCAGAGCATGAGATTGTTTACCTAAATGAGATAACAGACAATCAAACAATGCCGACATATTACAACATGACGATGTTTGGCTTGTCTTTGCGTTCAGGGCGGAATATCACCGGCATCGATCAGTTGCGTTTTTGGATACCAGGCGGCATCAACGTAAAACGTTGGTATCCGCAAGCGCCGCATTTTGAAACACAGGACGAAATTGGTCGCAGTAATCTTTTCAGCGATTTGCTGTATTTCTTGCTAACGGACAAGGACGCTGGAGCGGGAGACAAAATCAGTGCTGAAATGATTGACGAAGAAAGCTTTGCGCTGACTGCCAAATTCCTTAGCGCAAACAAAATTTTCTGTGATATTGTCTTGCAAGAGCCCGTAAATATAAGGCAATGGGCGACAACGTTAGCACCGCTTATGTTGTGCAATTTTACGATAAGCAATGGGAAGTTCGGCATTTATCCGGCGCTGCCAATTGATACCGGTGGCAACATCACACTTGGCGCTGTGCCCATTGCGGCGATCTTTACCGAAGGAAACATTATTGAGGACACGTTTGAATGCACCTACCTTCGTGCGGAAGAGCGTGCGGAGTTCAAGGCTATTGCAACGTATCGCACCGCTAGGGAGTTCGAGCTACCAGAGCGCCTTAGCGCAATTGTGCGTTATGCCGGACCCGATACAGGTCGTTATCCAATCGAAGAGTTCGACATGGCGGATTGGTGTACGCAGGAACAGCAGGCTATTACAACTTGCAAATACATGCTCGCACTACGCAAACACGTAACCCATGCCGTCAGTTTCAAAACATCGCCAGACGGTCTTTCGCTCAAGCCCGGTGATTACATTCGAGTCATCACGCAGTCGAATCCGTTCATCCCGACCAACATCGGTACGGTTGACACCAACGGTCGAGTTCGCAGTGTTGAACCTTTTGATGATGGCTCCTACAACATTACGTATTACGTCCAAGGCCAAAGCCAGGACGTGCAGACTGGCGCGATCACAATCCAAGGCGGTGTGGTCACCGACTCAGATTATTACGGCATTGTATTTTCAACAAGTGATCCGGTCGCTCAAAGCGGCGTCTATTTCGTTGAGCAGTTAACATTGGATCAGGATTGCATGGTCGAGGTTGTGGCAAGCTCGTTCCCTTGCGACGAGAATCTGGTTAGCGTCATCGCTCGCGATGTGCTTGCTAACAATGACTCCAGTTACTGGTGGATCAGCAAATGACGGCCTTTCCTAGCATCGTCCCAACATCAAGGTCATTCGAGGCTGGCGACTGGCCGATCAAGCGGTTTGTGTCGCAAAGCGGTTCTGAGGTGCGGATTCTGTATGGTGATCGCCGCACTGGCCACACGCTATCGCTGGGTTACGAAAACATCGATGACGCAACGGTAGAGCAGTTCTTTCAGCACTACTACGAGCAAAAGGGCACATACCAATCGTTTGCTTTCGGCACTGTTGCGAGTACCATAGGCCAAGGCTGGGAAGGATCGTCCGGTTTCTTCGAGGCTGGAGCGGCAGTACAATGGAGATATGCTGGTCCGCCTACGGTTCAGCAAGTGCGCCCAGGCATTAGCAGTGTTACCGTCAACTTTGTAGCCGTGGGAGTGAGCTGATGGCAAAATACTACACTGGCAGAGATGGCAAGCTGCTCATTGACGGCACTGAGCAGGTCAAGGTGACCAACTGGTCATTGACTGGTTCGCTTGAAGTTTTAGAAACAACAACGCTGACGGACTCGCAACGCAGTTACGTGCCCGGCGTGCAAGAGTTTAGCGGTTCGGCCACGCTGCTGTACTACAACGACGAAGATGGCCGCAACGATGCTTCTACGGCACTGAAGAAGCTTCTTAAGATTAGCGGCGTGTCCAGCACAGACACTGTTGACATGCGGTTGCGGCTGGTAGAAGGCAGCACAAACCATGACATCAGGCTGACTGCTTACATCACAACTGCAACTTACGGCGCCAGTGTTGGTGAGGTTAGCTCAGCGCAGATCAGCTTCCAAGGTACTGGTGCCTTGACGGAGGCCAGTATCTGATGGGTGTTTACCTTGGGAATGTTGGCAACATCGAGCTGATTCGCAAGTCCCTTGAAGGGACAAAGGAATCGCTTGTCAACCCAAGCGATGTAAACGCCAACCGAGATCGATTTAGTTTTGATTTTGACGAAGGTTACCTCATCACAGGTGATCTGATTGAGATCAAAACAACAGACGGCACGGATCTGGATTTTATTGATGAAACGGCTTGGACCGTTAATCAACTTAGGACGCAAGATAACGACTACCTTATAACGCAATCAAGCGACATCATCGTTGCCGGTTACGAAGGGCCAACCGAATCAGGCATGTGGTACGTCTTTGTTGATGAGCTAGGTGGCATTAGGTTGTACGACAACTTTGACGACAGCTTGGAGGGCAGCACGGCTGGGCTGATTCCGCTGAACGCTATTGACCGCGACATCCCGATCAGCGTTGAAGTCAAAAATCGTGGCGGCAGGTTGCTTGGGTGCGTCCGTGAGTACGAAATCAACACCAACCGCGAAGTTGTTGACATCACGACATTGAGCGATCAGCACCGTCAGCAATACAGCAGCTTGATTAGCGGCAGTGGTCGGTTGGTCGCAGAATGGGATTATGTCAAAGAGGATGGGACCGAACCAGTCAACTACTTGATGCAGCTTGTGCTACGCACTGAAATCGGCTCATCATTTCGCGGGAAGTTTTACATCAAATCGGCTGGCACGTCAGCTGCGGGCGGAGCGTTTTCTGGCACGCAAGTTAACGATGAGCTGTGGTGGGAGTTCGATGCGATCGTGACCGGCAGCGCTGTTTCGTTCGCGCCAAGCACGCTTATCGAAGGAAGCATCGAATTCGTCGCCACTGGCCCGATTAGGCTGAAGGCAAAAACAACCGCTTCGCGTAGACTGCTGCAAGAGGCAGGTGATCCTATCTTGCTTGAACAAAGCGGTCAGTTACTGTTGGAGGGTGATGAAGCACCTTAGAATGCGGAAAGCACCACGCATAGCTAGCGGAGCGCAGAATGGCTGACCTTAGGATCAGTGAACTCAATACACTGCCGGGTGCCGGTCTTGTTGCCGGTGACTTTATCGCCATTGCGGACAACAGCGCAAGCGAGACTCGTAAAATCACCGTTGTTGACTATATCGGCTACGGTGTCACGCTTGTTGCGGATGACACAATCCCTAGCGGCAAGATTCTTTTCAACGCTGAAACTGTTCCTGGTTCGGCTTTGGAGAACCTTGCGGTTGACACGAATCAGATCGCCAATGGTTCTATCACCGCAACCAAGCTTGCGGATTTTTCATCGGTAACGCTTGTAGGATCGCTACCAGCCAGTGGTGCATTTCGCGGTCAGATCGCGCTTGATACAAACGATCTCAAGATTTACTCGTGGGATGGTTCGCAGTGGCTGCAGATTAAAGCCGCAGGTTCCATTAACGCGATTGTTGGCGGTAGTGCTGGTGTTGTTAACGTCACTTCGGCGCAGGTTGGTGATACTGTCACTCTGAATACAACGCTGGATGATACCACTGTTGGTGGTCAATTCCTTGCTGGACCCGCTGGCGGTGCTGGCGCTGTTGCTTACCGCACGATTGAATCAACCGATCTTCCTACAGCCACGACTACTGCTAAGGGCGCAGTTTTAGTCAATGGCGAAGGATTGACGCTCGATGGCGACAGAATTGAAATTAACAACACCGTTACACCAAGTTCTGCTGAGTTTCATGTTGTCGAGTACAACGAAAAAGGACTCATCACTAATGGCCGCGTCGTAAGCGGAAGCGATCTGCCCGCAGCGCAAGTATCAACAAAAGGCGCAGTATTCCCAGGAAGTGGTCTTAGTGTTTTAAGTAGCGGTGAGCTGAATCACAGCAACAGCGTTACCGCTGGCACGTATGGCAAAGTCACGGTTGACACCGAGGGTCACGTTACTGCTGGACTTAGCCTCGAAGCTGCTGACATTCCAGAGCTTGATGCGTCCAAAATCACATCAGGCGAACTATCGACAGCCAGATACGCACCTGGTTCAGTTACTGGTGTCAAGCTTGCCAACTCGTCTGTTACAAAGATCGGCGGCGCTAATGCGACTGATGGTGTTGTAACTTTCCCAACAGCTGAATTTACAGGTCAATACTTTTTCGACAGTATCAACGGCGATCTTTACCTGTGGGATGGCAATGCTTGGCAGCCAATCACCATTACCGCTGGTGAGATTATTTACGCTGGTACGTTTGATGCTAGTGCTGCTGCTGGCGTTGGTGAGGTCGCATCTGTTACCACTGCAGGCTCCGCAATCGGCCTAACTGTTGGATCGGCGCTACCTGCTGCAAGCGAAACTAACAACAGGTATTACTTAGTTGTCAGCGTTGGTGGCACGATTACTAGCGGCAATGCTCCAAACACGGCATTGGCTGCACCGGACATGATTTTGTCCAATGGCACTACATGGGAGGAGATTGATGTTTCTACGTCGGTGACTGGCGCCACCCAAGCTAGCAACATCACCGTTACGCCTACTGGTGGCATTCAATCCACCAATGTCCAGGCGGCATTGGCTGAACTGGATTCTGAAAAGATTGGTGCTGCTGGCGCAACAATTACGGGTGATTTGATCATTGGCACGACGGGTGGTTTTGCCTTCGAGGGTTCAACAGCAGATGCTTACGAGACATATTTGACCGCTGTTGATCCCACCGCTGATCGAACTATTACGTTGCCAAATGTTAGCGGCACTGTCATTACAACCGGCGACACCGGAACGGTTACCAGTGCGATGCTTGCTGGCAGCATTGCATTTAGCAAGCTGGCAACAGTAACAAGCGGCAATATCCTTGTCGGTAACTCAAGCAATCAAGCGGCATCTGTTGCCGTAACTGGCGACATCACCATTAGCAATTCTGGTGTTGTTGATATTGCTGCTGGTGCGATTGTTAACGCTGACATTGATGCAAGTGCTGGCATTGCATTTAGCAAACTGGCAACACTAACAAGCGGTTCAATCGTTGTCGGCAATAGCAGCAATGTTCCTGCTGCAGTTGCGGTAACAGGTGATGTCACGATTAGCAACACTGGTGTTACCAGTATTGCATCAGGCGCGATCGTTAATGCAGATGTCAGCGCAAGTGCCGAGATCGCCGTTAGCAAGCTTGCCGATGGTACTGCTAGACAGCTACTTCAAACCGACTCCGCTGGTACGGGCGTTGAGTGGACGAGCAATGTTGACGTCCCAGGGACACTAGACGTAACGGGCGTTGGCACGTTTGATGCTGCAACACGCGGTGCGGTTGGAACGCTGACAGACGCAGCAACGATCACACCTGATTTTGCAGTCGCCAATCACTTCAGTGTGACGCTTGCCGGCAACCGCACGCTGGCTAATCCGACCAATTTGGTTGCTGGGCAGTCTGGTGCTATTTTCATTACGCAAGACGCAACTGGATCGCGTGTCTTAAGCTATGGCAGCTATTGGGACTTTTCTTCTGGTTCTGCGCCTACGCTGACGACAACCGCTGGCGCTGTTGATGCGCTGGTGTACGTGGTGCGTTCTAGCACTTCAATTTTCGCTTCTCTCTTGAGTGACGTTCAATGATTCCAGGTAGTGCTGTTCCCGTTTTACTCCCAGTCGCGGCTGGCGGTGGGCTAACTATTGGCCAAGCGTATCAAGGAGGATATTATGCGGGCACTATTACTTACAGCTTGGAATCATGGCTTGGAGGAGGAACGCCTAGTTATCAGTTAATTGTGGCGCCAAAGGCAAGTGGAGAGGCTTCAAGCACCAAGCAATTAAAAACCTCAATTACAACTACTGGTACGCCTAATACGACGAGTAGTCCTGGATCTAACTGGGACGGTTATCATAACACCTACACATCTGCGGTAGGAACAAGTACTGTGCATCCAGCGTCAAACTACTGCCAAGGGTTGACGATTGGCGGCTATAGTGATTGGTACTTGCCTTCTAAGCAGGAAATTGGACTTGCCTTTTCAAATCTTGCTTATTTGACGGATTGGCTGACTGGTGGCACAGAAGAATTTGAGGTAGACGGTTCGAGTTGGTATAATTTAGGGTTTTATTGGGCTTCAACAGAGCAAACCTATGCAGGCGCTCCAGGTTGGTATACAGACGGCGCTGGCGGTTTTGCTAACATTGTAAATGGATTTTCCAAAACAGAAACATTTTGGGTCCGCGCCATTCGGCGCGTAGCCGTTTAACTTCACGGAGGCACCATGTTCAAGTACATCAGCGACGGCGAATTGATCCCAGCAGGTCGGCCCTTCACTGACCGTGATGGCATCA